ATCAGTTTGTACAGCAAGCTCCACAGAGCAAAGCTGAGCATTGGAAAGGTTGTTAAGAATGCAACGAATCCACATTTCAAGAAATCATATGCAGATATCAATGCTCTCCTTGAGACTGTTGAGCCAATCTTGCATGAGAATGGGCTGTTGTTATTGCAACCAATCCATGACACAGTGCTTGTGACTCAGATCATTGACATTGATTCTGGTCAGATGATTGAATCATGGCTGTCATTGCCATTGATTACAGATCCACAAAAGATGATCAGTGCAACAACTTACTATCGGAGGGCAACATTACAGGCAATCCTGGCATTGCAAGCTGTGGATGATGATGGCAAAGAGGTGTCAAATAGCAAGAAAGAGCTGCCATCAATAACTGATGAGAGATTCTCAAGTGCTCTTGCTGCCATTAAAAAAGGCACATACACTGTTGAGTCATTGAAAGAAACGTACAAATTAACACCAGAACAGGAGGCACAGTTATGATATTTAGATGTTCATCATTACCAAAGCTCATGACTAATCCAAGGAAAAAGTCTGAGAGTTTATCAGAGACAGCCAAGAGTTTATCAGATACAGCCAAGAGCTACATCAAGAAATTGGCTAAGGAGAATTTCTATGGATATACCAGCAAGGTTGAGACCAAGCAAATGAGAAAGGGCACAGAGTATGAAATGGAATCCATTGCTCTGGTCAATTCAGTTTGGTTTGGTAGCAACTTTGTCAAGAATCAATTGAGAGAGAATCAAGGATATCTCTCAGGACATCCAGATATCATCACTGATGATTCCATCATTGACATCAAGACATCCTGGAGTCTTGAGACCTTTCCAGCCTTGCCAGAGGATGCTGATTCCTATGAATGGCAAGTCAGAGGATATATGCATCTATTCAACAAGCCAAGAGCATCTGTGATATTCTGCATGATTGACACAGATGATGAGCTCTTGAGTGACTGGGACAATAGAGATATTCACAAGGTATCTCATATTGATCCAACCAAGAGAATCACTGTGGTACAATATGAGAGAGATGAGATGAAGGAGGAGTTGATGCTATCCAGATTGAGAGATGCATCAGAGTTTTATTCACAATATATGCAACAATTAATAAATAAGTAAATATGAGTTATGAAGTAAAGGGCATCTTGCATGTCAAAGGAGAAACACAACAGAGATCTGAGAAGTTCTCAACAAGACCATTCACAATCAAAGTGATGGATGACAAATATGAGCAATTCATCACATTTGAGCTACTCAATGACAGAACAGATATAATTGATCCATTTGGAGTTGGTGAGGAGATTACAGTGTCATTCAATCTCAAAGGCAGAGAATGGAAAAGCCCACAAGGAGAGGTCAAATATTTTAACACATTGGAAGCATGGAAAGTGCAAGGCATTTTTTAATTGCCCTAAAAGATGGAGAGAGTATCAAGGACTGGATGATTCGAGAAACTCTCTCCAGGCTTTCCAGGAGATACAAGGCCATTCACTTGGCCGAGGACCTTGCTGTCAATCCATCCAAGATCCACAGATTCCTCACTGGCAAGAATGTCAATGATGACTTTTATCAGAGATGGTTTTCTTGGTATGTTAAAAAGCAATAACTTAGTGATGTGGAATTCTGGAAAAAAGAGGCTTATATCATCGCAAACAAGATCACAGGAGGAAATCACCTTCACCATGACCTTGTGCCCCATGTCTATCTACTATTGGCAAAGCTCAACATCAAAGAGCAAGATCTCCCTCGTGTATTTGCCAGATGGGCATACAACCAATACAACTGGAAAGAATCAAAGTTCAACCAATTGTACAGAGGATCAGTGCCCATACCAGAAGGATTTGATAAAATAGCAGAGGAGGATGTGTACAATGAGACTCAATACCAACAGATCCTGGATGCTTACCTTGAGCAATCTCCTGACAATGATGAGGAGCTGTTCTGCAAAGAGATCACCAAGATGAGACTCATGGGCATGACTTACAGAGAAATCAAAGGCCTCACAGGAATCAACCTGGATACTATAAACAAAGCAATTAATATATTCAAATATGATATACATCATTCCTCTTTTATCAGTGGGGATTGCCAGAGCTCTCCTCACTTTTCAGATGCCAGACATCAAGCCATTTAATTGCCAGAGCTGCATGTCATTTTGGACAACAGTGGCAATCTTTTCCATGTATGAATGGAGGCTCTGTGCCCTTGGTTTCATCTCATATCTAATCAGTGACTTAATCTTGATCTATGAAAATAAGTAACGAGCTCCAGACACAAGTGGACAGATATGTCAAGACAAGATCCTTTGCTCTTGATGCTCCTCTCAAGAGAGAGCTGGCACAATGGTATAAATATGCTGGATATGGTACACTAAACATTGGTTGTGGTACTTGCATCAGAAATGCTATGCAGAAACTCAGCAACTATTATCTGACTGAGATGGCACCAAAGAGCCCTAAGATTCATTTCATTGGAGTCAAGCAAGAGTCAATCACAGCCATGACCTTCAATCAACTCAAGGCAGAGGCCAAGAGGAGAGGCATCAACATGCCAAACACATCAACCAAGCAAGACTTAATACAAGCCCTCTCATGAAACTTTGTGCTCCAATCCCTGTTTTTGGCCGTTTTCCTCTTGTCAGACTAACAATCTCCAGATTGATAAGGCAAGGTGTTATTCCGATAATTATCGGCCATGAGAAAGAAGCTATGCAGATAGCAGAGGAATTCAACATTGAGTTTATACCAATCAGCAATGATCCTCTTGGCAACAAGTGGAATGCTGGATTCATGGCTTGCCAGAATTATTCTCCTGATGGTGTGATATTCATGGGCTCCTCTGACTGGTGCTCTGATAATTACCTTGAGCTTGTGTCTGATGCCATCAATGACTTTCCATTCATTGGAATGCTTGGCTGTCACTTTGCAGATGTATCTGATGAGGTGAGGCTGGTCCATTGGCCAGGATATGCCAAAGGACAACGGCAATATGAGCCAATCGGCATTGGCAGAGTGCTCAGATCTGATATCCTTACCAAGATGAACTGGTGCCCATTTGATCCAAGGCTGTCATCAGGACTTGATTGGTCAATGTATCTCAAGGCCATCAGACTCATTGAGGAGCTGGCTGTGATCAAGGATGAGGAGAAAGATATCAGGCTCTTGTCAATCAGCACAGATAAGTGGATCAACAAGCATAAATTCTCTGATCATTGGTCAGGAGCTCTCAAGTCAACACATATGAACAATGAGCTGTTGAAAAATAATTTTGAGGAAATATTCACACTATGAATCAGGCACACATCTCAGAATCTCTTGCTGGCCTTGATCAAGGACTTATTAAGAAATACAACCTGGTGCCGTACAGTAACTTTCTCTTTCCAGCAATATTTATGGGTATGTACAGAGATGAGGATTTCAACCTATTCTCAAAGCACATTGGAGGAGCCACAATCATTTGGTTTGGATCAGATGCCATGGATCTCAGAGAGGACTGGGTTGATACAGTCAATTCAGCTGTGAACATTGCTGTATCTCAGAGAGTGGCTGATACACTGGAGAGCAAGGGAGTGGATGCCATTGTTTATCCATTCAATGCTGTTCAGCCAGAGATGTGGCCATGTCTGCCTAATGGTGACAAGATATTCTGGTATTCTGGCAACAGCCCAGAATTCTATGGTCAACAACTGATCAATGAGATCAAGGAAAGGATTGACATTCCAATCATCAGAGCTGGATATGACACGTTCACAAGAGAGGAGCTTGTCAGTGTATACTCTCAATGCTTCATTAATCTGAGACTGACTCCGCATGATGGTTGCCCAAATACCAACATTGAGATGGGCCTCATGGGCCGTAGGTCAATATACAATGGTGATCTGCCAGCATCAATCTCCTGGCATTCAGTGGATGACATATGTGAGAATATCTTGCTTGAGTATTCTCTGAGAGAATTTAGTAATAAAGAAGTATCAAAAATTTATCATACATTTGTGAATTATGAAAGAATGTCAACGCTGTTTATTTAATGACTCCTTTGCAGAGATAGGAGAGCATCAATGTGAATATTGTGATCTCCATGATGAGCTGGAGAGACAAGCATCAGGACCGGGAGCCCTGGAGAATCTCCTGGAATCCATCAGATGGTATGGCAGAAAAAAGAAATATGACTGTATCATGGGAATCTCTGGAGGTGTGGACTCCTCAACATTGCTGTATGCAGCGCTCAGACATTGGAGGCTCAAGCCCTTGGTCATTCACTTTGACAACAACTGGAATGCTCCAGAGGCAACACACAACATGACTCAGCTGGTCCAAAAGCTCGGAGTTGATTGCATCACATATCAAGTCAACAAGGCAGAATACGACAGGCTCAATGATGCATTCCTTTGGGCTGGACTCCCTGATGCAGATATACCAAACGACATTGCAATGACCAAACTGATGTATGACACAGCTCACAAGTATGGCATCAAGTACATTCTCAATGGCCATGATTTCAGAACAGAGGGATCAACACCAAAGGGATGGACATATATGGATGCCAAGTACATCAGATCAGTATATACAAGATTCACAGGACTGGAGCTCAACAACTATCCTTTGTTCACATTCAAGGACCAATTATTCTATGCTCTTGTGGGTATCAAGAATGTGAGGCCATTCCATTACAAGTGGGACCGTGAGTCAATGGAGGCTGAGATGAAAAGATTCATCAACTGGCAAGATTATGGAGGCAAGCATTGTGAGAATGTTTATACTGAGTTTGTCGGATCATATCTCTTGCCTGTAAAGTTCGGCATTGATAAGAGGATTGTGTATCTCTCAGCACAAGTGAGAAGTGGCAAGCTCAAGAAAGAGGAGGCAATGGCTATATTCAACAAGCCATCAACATTCGACACAACCAAGCTCGGAGCTGTTGAGCAGAGAATCATGAAGCTGATATCAATCAGAAAGATGGACAGAAAGAACTTTGACAAGTATGATTTCAAAAAGTACAGATCACTGATCTGGATACTTGCAAAGCTCAAAGTTGTGCCATATACGTTTT